AATCAAGCTCTTTCATTTTATTGAATTGCTGCATTGTTAAGCCATCGCATGGTTTAAATACATAATTTCGTAAGTACCACTCCATTGTTACTTTACGGTCTGAGTTATGGAGTTCCGTGAAACAGCCAGCTTTGATAAGCTGTATCATTTTAGAATTGGTAATTATTTTTGTGTTAATTAATTTAGCCATAAAATCTTCCATAGAAGCATATGGTCGATTCTGAATAATAGCCTGAGACATATCAGTATTTATACCATTAATACCCTTTAAACCGAAAATAATTCTATCGTTTTCTGTGTCAGGCTTGAACCCGAAATCCGCTTCATTTACAACCGGAAGGTTTACACTTACACCTTCTTTTTGTACAGAGGCAATTGCGACTGCCATCTTTCCATAGTTAGTAGAATCATTTGATTCTTCGTCCAAAGAACCGGAATCGACAATCAGATTTGCTGTATTCCAATATATAGGATTATATTTATAGCAAAGATTTAACTCTTGCAAACCAATGACACTATATGCGAGCGTATGACTCTTATTAAAACCATATCCACGTTGCATGAAGATTAACACAAACCATACATACTGTACCAACTTATTTGAAAGTTGTTTTTCTATTGCGTTTTGAAGATATTCTTCTTGCAATTTATCAAAATCTTTTGGGTTCTTTTTAGCTACTGATTTCCTAAGTTTGTCTGCCCATGCTAATGAAAAACCTCCGATTTTAGGATGCATTACTAACAAAAACAACAATTCTTGTGCCTCACAAATACCATATGACGTACCTAAAATTTCCTTTAAAATATCTTGCTCTTCTTCTGTTAGTCCCATGGATGTCATTTCTTCATACCATTGGTTAATATCATTTTTAAAACGAGCATATTTCTGTAAAGGTGCTTCTCCACCTTTTTCTTGAGCCATAAGTCTCATAACCGAGTTTAATGCAGCTAAATCATCTACTGAATGTGGCTTTGATAATGCGATAGCCTGCTTACCTGACTCTTTTTCCATTTGGAAAAAGCTAAGTACTTTATGCTCCCACAACATTTTCCACATATCTTCAGCTTCACGTTCTAAAGTATACACCCCAAGATATCTATCATATGTTTTTTTCAAAGACCCCTGCCACTCTATTACTTTATCTTTTAATAACAACATCAATGTTGTATATATCTTATCTAACGCATCAATACACAATAAGTCGATTTTAATTAACGAACAATCCTCGCACATATGAAGGTCGAACTGTGTTATCACATCTCCAGATTTAGTTCTCATTAAAGCTGTAGAATCTGTAAACGGTTTATCAACAATAATAACTCCACCGGCATGAGAACCAACACCACATACCAAGCCTTCAATCTTTTGAGCTGTAGCCCATAACTCTGGTCTAGCATCCATCTCTCTAACGAATTCTGCTACTGGTGAATTATCATCATCACCATAATACATTTGCTTTAAAGAACGTGGATTTCCTCTATCAAATACTACCAACGAAGCAATATAAGAAGCTGTATCATTATCAATTCCCAATCCACGAGCTGCGGTTAAGATTGCACTCTTACTCTTTTCAGTAGAAAGTGTCATTACTTTTGATACTCTATCCTCACCATATGTGCCTTTTAAAGCTTGAATTACAGTATCTCTTTTACTGGACATAATATCAATATCAATATCCAAAACAGAAGCACGTTCCGGATTCAAAAAACGCCATGGAAATGTTTGTGTTTTTTCTCTTAAAGGATTAATTTGAGTAATGCCTAGGATATGCAACAAACAGAAACCTACACCAGAACCTCGACCAGCTCCTACCAATGAACCAGCTTCCCAGGCTATATTCACATAATCGGCAACTTGTAACAAATAAGCTGACCAACGCACTTTCATCTTTTCAGAAGAATCTTTAATGTATGATAAACATTCATTAATTTTATAATATGCTTCTTCTGTTTGATAATATGGGTCTGTATCAATATATGAAATAATTTCACGAACCAAATGTCTGTCACAATCATATTCTGAACTAGCAAAATCGTTTAACAATTCAATGTGTGAACGATACTTCTCGTAAAGAATTTTATCCGGTTCTTCTGTATTCAAGGGGATATAAGGTATTTCCAAATCCTTGACTAACTGATAATCTTGAATCATGTCATAGATTAACATAGTATTATCTATACCCTTTTGAACAACGTCCTTATTAAGATACTTATCCATATACTCATGAATTTCTTCTTCACTCATAATATAAGTAGTCGCATAAAAATCATCTACTTCACGATCTCCATCTTCCGCATTGAGATAGGTTTTGTGAATAATTCTATCTTCTTTCTTAAGGTAATGAGCATCTGTTGAAATAATATAAGGAGTTCCTGTTTGTTCTGATAAACTTACCAAACATGTATTTACATAAATTTGTTCTTCGGTTTCACCAGGCTGCAGCTCCAAGAAAAAGTAACCTTGTCCAAATAACTCATTCATGTACTCAATCCAACCAACGCAAGAATCCCAAATACTAATATCTTTCGTTGCCAAATATTCAAGAATCCTATGTGGTAAAGCTCCACCCAAACACGCAGAACTTCCTACAAGATGCCCCTTATACTGCTCCATTATTTCTTCCAAATCAGAGTAATAGGTAGGTACTCTGTACATTACATGCATAAAAGCATTATGCGTCCATGCTCTTGTACTTAGTTCTCGAATAGCTTTATGTCCAAGTTCATCTAAAGCAACAAGAATAAAATGAGGATATCTGTTATGGCCAATATTTTCAGCCGTAACAGACTCATTACACAAATAGATTTCATTGCCTAATGCAACTTTAAATCCTTGCCAATCCTCTAATTCTTTTTTGTTGTTATAATATTTTAAAGCATCAAGATGAGAAGTTATGGATTCATGCCCTGTGAACACAATTCCTTTGTGACCCAATTCATGAGCATAGTCAATCATATCTTCTATTTTATTAATTGAATCTCTAAGTCTTAAATTACTATCTTGAGCTGTATGATTATGTATTCCAAAAAAACTCATCTCATGTCTCCTTTATATTTGTTTTAACAAGCTCCTAACCGGTTCTCTTCCGTAATTCTCTTTAAGCCATTCAATATATCCTAAATCAATTTCTTTGACTTCAGGTAATGTCATTCCGTTATGCTTACCAAAATTCAATTTATACTCATTAATGTCAGGTAACTCAGGTTTCTTCCAGTCGTCAAAGAGCATTTCAATGTCTTTGCGTGAAGCAAGATAATCGCATTCATGTACAAATTCTTGCATCATTGTTTCAGGTTTTGGTAAAATTAAATCAGACCTTTTACTTGTATTCCACTGTCCCATATGACTAATGACACATTCTGCAATGTCACATATCTCATCAACTAATAAAGGAAAGCGTTCTTTCATTGATTCGATAGCTAAACTCATTAAGCATGGATGGTCATGTACTGTGTGTCCTGTATCCTCATCTCCAGATTTTCTTCCATCATGAACTAAACATGCAATCCTTAAACAGTCTCGCTGCCTTGAAGTAAATTTGTTTTGATTTTGTTCCAGTTCTAATTTGTAATTACACATTCTTGCTACACAAATCTGATGTCTCATCAAGCCACCTTGACCAAGATCCTGCGCCGGATGATACTTGCCTGAAGAAGAACCAGCAACTTCCCAAATATATTCTGGAAAATCTTCGAGAACTGCTATACATAATTCTCGGAGGTCTTCATTTTCAATTGTATCTAAAATAGGTTCTACCAACTTATACTGTTCTTGTGTCATTTAAAATCTCCTTCATTGAAATATCAACTTCCTTTCTTTGTTTATGATTTTTGTTTCTTGGTATATATTCCAAGGCTTCTAATTCACTCCATCCATTGTTAATTCTCCATAAATATTTGTCTTTAGAGATACCAATTTCATCAAGCCATTGTGATAATGTTTGGGTTCGATTAGCAATGGTAATTAAATGATTATTTCTTTTATTGTTTGATTGTTCTTTTACTGTTGCCCATCTACAATTGTATGGTTCATAATTTCCATTGTTATTGATTCTGTCTATAGTTAAATACTCTTGGTATCCGCTATTTATTGCCCATTTTTGAAAACATGAAAAATCATCTTTCCATTCATCACAAATTTGTATCCCTCGACCTCCGTAATTGGAATAATCTTTATCATCTTTTTTGTAACATCTTCTTTTCATTCCTTGCCAAATGTTATATAGCCTAGTGCCAAACCCATTATGTTTGGTATTGGCCTTTATCAATCTCTCAGAAACATAACATCCACAAGAAGTTGTATGACCAGAAGTTAAACTAGAACCTCTTACCTCTATATCTTTTCCGCAGTCACAGTGACACAGCCAGTAAATACATTTACTACTTCCGTGAGAGGGTACTCTTTTTATTACTGTTAATTTCCCGAATTTTTCTTCAATTAAATCTTTTCCTTTTCTTCCCATTAAAAAATTAATTTCCTTTTCACATTGCTTGTGTTTAATTTAGTTGTGTTTATGGCATTTTCTAATGCATTCCATTTTCGATTACACTCAAATGTTTTATTATCTGGTCTCCATAATGAATAATATTCACATTCATTATTAAATTCATGAGCAGATGGGTTGTTTTTACAGAAATTACAATAGTAACACAAAGGCGAGCTTTTGGGAACCCATATACCACTTGCATTATCAGCATCAATTTTGTCAAATATACCATCTAATGCTTTTATTAAACGCTTTTCCCAACCTTTAGTAAGAGCTTTCTGTGTTTCGTCTAAAAGAATAAATCTATAAATACTCTCTTCAGGCAATGCATCAAATTCATTAAGAATTCCCAAAGCATAAATACCAAACTGTAAAGATGTAGCAAGTTTACTTGAATCATAAGTCTTTTTACTTGTCTTGTAATCTACTGTTCTGAATTCTTCGTCTCTTTGATCAATCCTATCAATAAATCCTTTGATAATAACTCTATTATGCCACACAAACTCAAAAGGGTGTTCAAATAAATAAGGTGTCCATCCATCGTTTTCTTCCATCTCGGCATGCAGCACTTTATTAAATAGTTCTAATTTTTGGTCGTATGTACGTCCTTCAGTATCTGGTGTACTCCAAACTTCCCAATACTTCTTCTTTAAATCTTTGATACCTGGTAATCGTTCTTTTGTCTTTTCATCCGTTTCTACTGTACCATTTTGTATGATTCCGTTTAATATGTCGTAATCTATTAATTGACCCGATACCAATGTCTTGCCCTTCTGTTCTAAAACATAATGTAGCAAACCACCAATATCCAAAGCAATACTTGTATCATCAGTAAATTTCTTTTGATTATATTTCAAATTATATTGATACGGACAATTCTTATATACTTCCATCTTACTATAGGAAAAGACAGGTAATCTCTTCCTGTCCTCCTCAGTTACCGGACGAACATATTGTTTTAGAATTTCTTCGTTCATTTTGTTCTCCTTTAATATATCACGTTTCTCTTATTAATTCAAGTATTTTGTTTAATTTTATTTAGTTAATGCTAAAAATTATAAGCGGATATCCCTCTCCATAATAGAAACTGTCATTCCAACACACAAAATCGGCAGCTTCTTCATAGTCCATGTTTTCTTTTGTAACTAGCCATTCAATCATTTTATCGTAATCGTACACTGCTCTGTTATCTTTTGTAACACCTATGAGAGCATCATCATAAGATGGATTATCAAATATAATGATATCCTCAAAACCTTCGTTTTCGATACGTTCTTTGGCTGTTATAATACTACACTCCTAACTATTGTTAATTATAGTTATCTTTTGTTTTCTTCTAAAATTTCTCTAACCATATCCATTGTTACCAATGTCTTTTCTTTCATTAATTCTACAAGAACTTCTTTTCCACAGTCTGTAGGTGCTTGTTTATAGGGTATTCTGTCTTTATTATCTAAAATCAGATATACTCTAACAAATGGTACAATCGGTGCCACGAGCTTAATTAACTTCCTTAGATATAATTCTGCTTCAAAACTTTGAGCATCATGATACATTCTATCAAAAGCAATCATTACTTCTTCTACACCAAGTCCTAAAATTAGTTTAATCTGGTTCCGAGTTAAATTACTTCCACATACACTAACGGTAAATGAATCATCTCCAAAGTAAGAATACGATTGCAACGCTCCTTTTTCAGATTCAACAAGCATAATCTTTTTACAACGCTGCACCTTATCTTTTACAACATGTAGTCCATAGAGATTGTTACCAAGTGAATGGGCTAAGAACTTGCCAGATATTTGAACTGGAGTATATTTACCAATATTCTCAATATCCCAATCATCTAACATTCTTTGACGAATCCCAATTAATCTACCATTAATATCTCTGTGTGGAATAGTAATACTATGTTGATAACCATAATATCCTATCTCAAATTGAGACATTGCTTCGGCACTGATATAATCTTCTGTCCAAGGTTGATATGGATAATAACAGAATATCTCTAAAATACATTCATTTATCTCTGAAAGTGTAGGTGCAGCTTTCTGTTTCTTCTTGATGTTTTTTAGCCGGTTAATCCAAGTGAAATCATCAATACGCTGAGATTTCTGTTCTATGTCTTCTGCTGAAGATGTGATGATTTTACCAGTTATTTCAGCTATGTAACGGAGGCTCTTGTACCATGTAAAATTGCTACCTTGATTACGTTTTGCTCTGATAACCAATTCAATGATACCAAAACTTTCATTACAACCGGAATAACAATGGAACAAGCGCCCTTTATGTTCTCCATTTGGTTCATGATAATAATAAAGCTTATATGAATTATTAGGATTGATATCGTTATGACAAATGGTTTGAAATATTAAATTTCCACTGTTGTCTGTTTTAGGTTCATCAGAACCAAGTGACATTACTACCTTTTTTATATCCTCTTTTGATAATGAGTCGAGGATAGCGTTTTTATCTAAATAGCACATATCCTCACCTCATTACCAATCAAATTTGCGTTCAACTATTTCTTCTTCATCATCCTGGATCTCTACTGGTTTATCCGGAACTTGAGATATCAACACAGAATGTTCTTTAATTTTCTCCTCAACTTGCTCAATCTTGGTAAAGTCAATATCTATAAGTCCAAAGTCGTAGTCGGTAACAAATAAAGCTCTTTCATCCATGGTTCCCAAATCAGCTTTTGTCCATATTACAATTCTTGTAATTCTTCCTCGTCTTACCTTGTACACCCAATGGCACATGTTTGGCACTGGAACTCCTACCATTTTATGCAGCACTGGTTCAATTTTCTTCAGTTCTGCTTTTGTTGGAGCCATTGAAATGATACCCATATCTAATTTATTAGCTAATGCCTTACTACCAGCTAATAGATTCTGGTCTTTATATAGAGCATTTTGCGCTTCGCCATTCAACTGACTTGCAGTAAAAATAAATACGTCCAACTGTTGTGCTATGGTTTTGAGTTCTGTTGCAAAAACCAATAATAACTGGTGTTCTTTTAATCCCATTCCAGATTTACCGTTTACTTCTGCCATAAGTCTCAACGAAGTGTGAATATAATCAAAGAAAAAATATCTCACAGAAAACTCTCTGTTATATTTTTTAATCTGATTTTTAATATCTTCAATAGAAAAATCAGGAATGTGTACGATATACAAAGGGGAGGCCTCAATATATTCAATAGCTTGTTGCACTCTATCCCACTCGTCATCTTCATATATACCATAAAGAATATGTTCCTCATTTACCTTACTTACTGCAGCAATAACCAATGTCTGAATCTCATCAACCGGCATTTCTGTACTAAAGATTGTTGTAGGTTCGCAATTTCCGGTATATACAAAACTTTTGCTATCCACATCATAAAAATATGGAACAGCTATTTTACATGCATCTCCTGCCGCCATACGGGTTTTTCCACCACCCTGGGGACATGAACGCATAAATAAACAACCTAATCTCGCACCCCTCGAAACCGTATTTAACCCTTCGTTATTTAAAGCAAGTCCCACATCTGGAACTTCCATTAAATCAGTTACCAATGTTCTCATGCCATCTGCCGCTTGAATATCTGTACTTAAAGTATTAGCACAATATTTCATATTAGGGGTGATAACAAAAGTTGCTTCTACCATTTCCACAATGTCTTGTTCGGTATAATTATCAAATTTAACTTGTTCCGCTTCAGCTTTGTTACTTTCTGTGATTGTACTATCATATATAAAACGAGTATCTAATCCTTGCTTTTCATAATATCGCAAAAGACTATACTTACGCAGACGATGATAGTTATATTCATAATTACTTATATCACTCATTTCACGAGCTGAACCTAGATAGTCTAATCCGTTATTATCCTGAAAGATTTTGTACTGTTCTTTATAATTACTAAGATAGGAATCTATAGCAAATTCATCTACGTTTCCTACTCCTTGCATATGTAAATTATAAATAGCAACAAAGAGAAGTTCATAAAAGTTTTCAGTGTTAAAATCAGTTCTGTCTAACGGTCTGTCTATATCATCAATCAGACTACTATCTTGTAATAGACAACCAATTACCTGCAAGATAGCCCTTTTATCAACAAGTCCACTAACTTCCATTCTCTTCTCCTTTCCCTATACTCTCTATATCTAATTGTTTTGCAATTCTTTTCTTAGGTTGAATCTTAATAACCTTTTCTTTGTACATTTTGCTCACATCTATGTCTTTGTTTGTTTCTTCTACCTGCTCAATACTTCTAAAGTAATTCTGAGCTTCTGATAAATAATACGGTATAAGACCTACAACATCGCCTACAAGTTCTTTTTCAATAATTTCATGCAGATACACTAAAGTCTGATACATCTCTTTAAAAGTAAAATTATACCGGGAAATGTACTGGTCTGATAATGCATAAACCTTTGCAGATAATTCATCATTAATCAATTCCCTAAGATATTGATAATATTGTTTCTTTTCTGCATATTCTTCTTCTGAAACCGCATCCTTAAGCTCTGCTTTCGGCTTTGGTGTTGATTTAGTTTTTGTTTTAGACTTAGACTTTTCTGCAAGCTTTTCGTCCTTGTCTTTTTTAATGGTCTTCATGGCAATGTTAAAACATTTAGTATGAGCATATCTTCCTTTGTAGGGAATGGACTGAGTTTCATCCTCAATCCATTCATTACAAATCACGCATTTACGTTTTGCCATATTAGATACCTAATTCATTAGCTCTGTCTTGAAGATTATCAAGAATAATTACCATAGCATCCAGTTGCTTCTTGGTACACTCGGATACCTTCTTGCCACGTCCAAGGGTTTCCTCAACAATCTCTGTTAATTCATCCATCTTTCCGGCACCGGCAAATCTTTGTCCTACTTCCTGAAGCTGATCCATAACTTCATCATAATCATAAGATACTGAAGTATTCTGAGCTTTCTGCTCTTCATAAGAAACAGCTTTTACTCCGCTTTCTTTTTCCTTGCCAGCAATACCGATATTTACAGCTTCCTCTAAAGCTTCGGCACTCCAAACAGGAAGATATGTAGGAGTTGTATCAAATCTTGAACGAGCAAAGAAAGTATCTGTTTCAGCTAAATATGCAGAAGAAGGAACTACTCTACCTTCATCATCTACACCATTACTCTTAAGATAAATAACGTAATCTACAAAATCCTTAACCGGGTCAACGGATCTCTTGTCACCCTTCGGATACATCTTGCCATCCTTTTCCTGCTCATGTCCAATGAATACCACAGTATAATTACAAGATAATAAAGTGTTTACCATCTTGAAGAACTCCTTCTCATATGCTTGGTAGAGATTTACTTTACCACCATCGACTGTATCACCTAATGTTAAAGCTCCTCCACCAATTACTGTCTGAATATAATCCTGACACAATAATGCAGATGCATATAATTCATCAATAATAATTGTGTCGTATAACTCTCTTGCCTTATCTACAGTAGCCTTGCTAGTAAACTGCTTAACCAATTTCTTAAAATCTGCCCAAGTATTTACACGATTATATGCAACGCCTACTGTTGCATTCAAACCACTTTCTGTTGCAATTACAAAAGGTTTAGACATGCGAACACATTGTGCTGTCTTACCTAATGAGTTACTTCCGTAGATTAAGAAAGATTTACCTTCCAATCCCTTTGCAATTACTGTTTTCTGCGGATTAAAAATATCAACATTTACTGCCATTCTAATTCTCCTTATCTATAATCAATTATTTTCATTTAATTTCATTTTGTTTAGAGGATGATTCTACATCATCCTCTAAAAATCATAATCCATGCAAGTCAAACCAGCTCTAGCTTCTCCTAAAATCCCAATGTTCTTCCAGAACGGGCACCCGAAGGTTTTGCTGCACCGGCAGGTTTACTTGCGTTCTGAGCCTTTGCCTTAGCCTCTTCAAGCTTATTCTGTCTCTCCTGAATAGCAGCTTTAATTATATCTGCTTCATAAGGTTTTTCAGCACTTACACCTTCTTCATAAGCTTCAGATGCACCGGTAATAACCAACTCATTTTTATAAGAAGTTTCTACCTTTCTTCTAGGCTTACCAATAGCAACCGGAATCTCTGTAATCTTCTCTATTCTACTATTTACCATATCACCGTAGAATTCTACAGTCTGGCCAGGCTCAAAGGTACTATCTACAGCTGCAGCTACATCGCCCTCAGCTACTAAAGTGATTGGTTCTACACCTGCATAAGTTACTGTCCATCCTTTAACTAAGGTTCTACCAGTCTCTTCTCCTTCGCTATCTACTTCAGGAGTAATTGAAGAAATAAATACTTCAAGTGTGAATTCCGCTTTAGGCTCAAATTCATCAGGATTCTTTAATCTATTGAAGAAATTGCTCTTGTAGCCAACATTGACATTGCCATTCATAGCACTTGTGTAAATGTTTAAATCACCACTTACTCTTACTTTATCTGCCTCTTCTTCGCCAACCTGTGCAATTGACTTATATTCATTCATTACTGTGATAATCCCTGCATAGGTCTTGTTATCAGCGCCACTCTTTGTCTTCTCGTTAACCTTTACATTATAACGGATAAAATTTGTGTCGCCAGTTTTAATAGTCACACTACCTTCTATGGCCTTCTTACCATCCTCTACTACTTCTTTAAGGTCAATTTCACTTACAATACCTTCTGCCAATGCCTTCGCTGTACTCTGTCTTAAATTTGTTTGTGTTGTTTCTGCCATTTTTCTTTTCCTTTCATGTTTGTTTAATTTTATTTAGTTTAAGGTATTATTTAAATCGCTTACCAGCGACTTATTATTTATATAATCTTTTATCATAATTTGGATTTATTTGTTCCCTATACTGGATACTTTGTATACAGCCACAGTTCGGGCATCTAACTAATTTTGTATCAATTGTTCCAGAATAATCCCACCAGGTCTGTTCCGGAAACCATACGAAATTTTGTTTACATTTAATACAATCTTTATTGTGTTTATTTGATTCTCGCACCCATTCCATTCTCCTTTCCTTAATATTGACTGACCTGTTGCTTAGGAGTTATGTTTTAGCAAAAATTCTCTGCTTACATTTTTGAAGCTTCTAGTCCCATCTAAACTTCTGTAAACAAATCCTTCTCTTGGCACATTAGAAACAGTTGATTTGCCATCTGCTTCTAATTTAAAAGTTTCCATATCTTTTGGAAGATAGTAATTAGTATCAATAATTGGTACAAAAGGAATACTGTAGCTAAATAAAGCATCCTTTGCTTCTGAAGAGTTTAATCTAACTCCATCTACAATAAGATTAAAAGCTGCGAATCTTCTTTCTTTTAACTTATATGGATTTCCTTGAATTGACTCTCCATAAGTCTCTCCTTGAAGTACTACTCTTTTTGCATTTCTAACACCTGCAATACTTCTTAAGGCATATTCGATATTGTATTTACCAACCATTTCCCAATAAACATTTCCACAAGTATGATAACATTCTTGTTTTTCATCTGCTTGCCTTACATTACGAGAACATACACCAAATTCACCCTTTTTATTTTTAGTGTAATCAATAAAGTATGTGCTAGAAGTACCATCTATCTTCTCAGTTTTAATCCAAGGCTCTGTACTTTCAAGATAAAATGGTGCATTCTCGATTCTCGTTTCATCTGTCTTTATAATCCAATCCGGAAACGCTTTTGGTTTATCTTTCTTTTTACCAAAGAATAAAAATAACATTTTTCTTCCCCAAGACTTTTTCATTAACCATCTAAACGGTTTAGTCTTGAAAAGTTTCTGATGTCTTGCTGCCATAGATTTGTATTTAGCATTCGGATCACCGTTCTTGGATTTACGATGGTTATCTTCTTCTACTGAATATGTAACACCAAGTAATTCTGTAACATTTGTACCAATTTTCAAATCCTTATCTTGTAACTCTGGAACTGCTGATACCGGTAATGCCAACCCCTGGCTAATAACATTAAATTTTCCTAACTTCATAGTTTTCACTTTGAAGTGTTTTGGCCTCATAAATTCAGACCATTCTTTTTCAGGTAACTTTGAATCAATCTCAAAGTAGACACACATATCATTTTCTTTAAACTCACCTTTCTTAGCGATACATACCCATCCTAAGACACCAATAAGTTCAATATTATCTGCACCTTCAATAGGCTTAATCCAAGCGACCTTTTCAATATGAGCTAATGCTCTTTCATTTGCCACCCTGGCTTCACTACCCTGCTTTGCAGAGCCTATCACTAAGTTTCACCCTCCTCAGTGACAGTAAATAAATTTATATATCTCTTCATAATTTTTTTACCAAAGCCATACACTGCGCACATGTATGACTAAACCCCCACAATCGGATTTGAACCGATGTATTGCTGTACACACAATGTTTTACCATTAAACTATGTGGAGAGGGTGCGGAGAAAATCTCCGCTTATTTAAATAGGTGTAGTTTTTCCTTTTATTTTTTTCTTTTTCCAATTAGCCAGCCTATAACAAAAGTTATAGACAAGACTAATAGAAAAGCCCCAATATTAAGAATAATCATATCTTTCTCCTACTGCTCAATAATCTTAAATGATACATCAGTACGTCTATTCATTGCTCTATGCTCCTCAGTATCATTCTCAACAATAGGATTGCTAGAACCTCTACCCACAGTTACGATTCTATCAGGAGAAACCCCGTTCATCACAAAGTACTGTTTAACAGCTTCTGCTCTCTGATAAGAAAGTTTAATATTATATTCATCTGTAGGATCAGATACCGGATTAGGATCTGTGTTACCAGCAATCTCAATAATTGCTCCATCAAGAACCTTTGCTACTTCAATAAACTCATCCAACTCCTTAGATGCAGAAGCAGAATCAGAGAATTTTGCAGTATTTACTACGAAAGTTACAGAAGCAAACTTTGTTAAAAGTGACTGTGCATCCAATATTTCCTGCTTATTTTCCTCTGTTACTACAACTTTATTAGTATTCACAGAAGTTTCAGTAGAACTAAAATTATTTGCAATATTATTAATATAAGTATCATCAAAAAGTACATTTACAATATCCTTATTTGATGTTTCTCCGAGCGAACTCCAAATATCACACATATCTGTATAAATTGTCTTGGCAGTACCATTAAGCAAATCGCTATTGTCTTTCCAAGTAGTTAACTTAGCAGAAACACAGTTTGCAATAATATCCTCATCAGATGCAGTAGAGAACATAGGCATGACCTTTCTAATAGCATCAAACTCAGTATTATACTTATCAGAAGCCATCAAAGCACCTTGGATAAACTTATTTACTACGTCAGGATTAGCCTCTGCAAAATCTTTGTTAAATAAAATACCATCCATTACAAGGCTAGAAGAACTAGCTGTACTAAAGAAGATATGAGCATCAGTCATATTCTGAGCCTGTGTTAAGTATGGCTCCCATGTAGCTGCTACGTCTACTTCTCCGGCGAAGAAAGCTTTTGCTGCTTCATCAGGAGTCGCAAAGAAGATAAGATTGTTCATAATAGTATCTTTCTCTTCACGAGACAAATCAGACTGCTGTACAAACCATGCTACCAAGGTATGTGCCTCAGAGAATTGAGGAACACCAATCTTAGCTTTAACTAAATCTTCTACTGTTTGGATATTAGACTTCGCAATGATACCATCACCACCATTTGAATAATTGGTAATGAAAGGCATAATCACATCAACACCTGCATTTGAAAATTTCTGAGACAAGAATGCAGTTCTATTAATTGTATAACCAGCGGCATCCAAATCACCCTTAATCAAAGCATTAGAACTCTGAGTTGCGTCATTGATTACACTAATATTTACAGTAATACCAAGTTGGTCATAGATAGAACCAGGCTGAGTAGTTAAGCCTCCATTAGCATCAATACAACTCTTCCAACCGATCCACTCATCAAGAGACAGGTTAATTGTAGTAGAATCTACCTTAGTAGTATTCATAACATTTCCATTCTCGTCATAATCGACCTTACTTTCAGATCCGGTCATTGTAGTCTCGCTCATTTTATCATTTGAAGTCTTAATAAATCCAGTTTTTACACCAACAAATACGCCGACTCCAATCAATACCAATGCAACAATAATAATCAAAATTTTTGCTACTTTTGTCAATCTAAATCTTCTCATTTTATACTCCTTATAATTTTAAATTATTATATTATTTTTACTTATGATATTTCTTTTGTAAAGAAACCAAATAATCATCGCTCTGAAGCTTCTTGGCCTCATCATTTGCTCTCTGTACTTTCGTAGAAGTTCTATTCTCGTGAATAACTCTTGCACCAGCTACCGATGCGTTTAAATCATCATTCTTTTCCTTAATAGAATCAAGAAGCTTGTCAGTAGCAGTAACATTCTTAAGATCATCCATACTATCATACACTTCATTAAGCTGTGCCTTTACTCTCATGTTTTCAACTACTTCCTTAGACTCTCTCTTCAATTTACGAAGTGTTACACCACAAACCTTATGTACTTCTTCTGCATCACTTTTGGCAGCCGTATAAGCTTCAATTAATTTCTTACTTCTTTCGATGTCAGACAAGATTTCTGCTCTCTCGTCAGCTTTAATCTGCGCCATTTCCATTTTTCCAGCTTGAACCAGTGCCTCGCATTTAGACTCCACATCTTTCAACTGTTTTAATAATGTCTTAAGCCTATTTTCTTCAACATCAAGTTTACCTGCAGCAATTCTCAAAGCATTATCTGCCTTATTATACTTATCTTGCGCTTCGTTAATTTTTTCTGCATAAATGGCTTCTGCTCCTTCAGGAGTTGTCGCCATATCTTTAATAAATAGACGAGTCCATCCAAAACAAAGGCAACGGAACTCAGGAAAAAGAATCAACAATCCAATAAATACCACAACTGCAATCATTACTAATAAAGTACTCAAATTCATTACTTCTCACCTCCAATAAATACAATCAAATCTGAAATTCTCTTCGTCTCAATCTTAATCTTGTCTTCTGTGTTCTTAATAACAGATTCTCGATTTGCATTATCCTTTTCAAGTTCTTGGATTTCTTGTTTTTTAAATTCAATATTTGAATTATTTTCTGCAATAACGTTCTCGTTGTCAGCAGTAATCTCATCTAATGCGGCGTTAAGCATATCTTTTCTAGAAATACCATCTGCCACTACCTCATCTACCGTCAAACCAAAACTACCCAAAATAGACAATACTGTAGCCTTCTTTGTATCACTTGGCATCTCTTTAGGTAATGAATTAATAAGTTCTTCTACCTTAAAAATTGACTTAGACAAATCAGACAAATTATTCTGATTGTAAATGTCCACTACCAGGTTGTCCTGCGATACAGAATCTGTATTAACCTCTACTACTGTTTCTTCCATATAAAGTTCCTCATCGTATACAGGAATCTCCTCTGGAATCTCTTCAACTAATAATTTCTTTAAAAAACCCATTTTTATTTATCCTCCTAAAAATTTAATATAACATCACACATTTTATGTGCTTCGTCCTTACTGTGAGTAATCATAATGATTGTATTTTTTGTTTCATTATGAATATCCAAAATTAACTGTTGCATTTCTATTCTAGTTTCTTCATCTAAAGCAGATAGCGGTTCATCCATTAAAATTATGGATGGTTTTATATATAAAGTACGTGCAAGAGCAAGTCTTTGTCTCATTCCACCGGAAAGCTGTTTAGGATATTTATTTGCATATTCTTTTAATCCAACTTTATCAAGCCATTCTAGTGCATTCTTTTTAGCTTCGTCTGTGATTCTTCTATGATTTATCTTTTCAACAATCAAGATATTGTCCAAACATGTTAACCAATCAAATGATGTATAATTTTGATGCATCATATAGACATCATTTTTATCTGCTTTTTGTAGTATCTTTCCATCAATAAATATTTCTCCTTGAAGTGGATAAATCAGCCCTGCAATTGTTTTAAATAAAGTTGATTTTCCACAACCAGACTCTCCTAAGATTCCATAAATTTTATTGTCTTCAAAAACATAAGAGAAGTTCTTTTTCAATGGCTTGTCTCTGCTATAACCAGTAGTAATGTTATTCAACTGAATCATTTAAATACCTCCATCTAAAACATTTCTTAATTAACCATTTTGCAAGATTGTCAAATACAAAACTAACAATCATAATTGCTATAATTCCAAGAAACACTAAATCGGTTTTACCTCTTGCAGATGATTGTTGTATCATATAACCCAGTCCATATTTAGCATTAATACTTTCAACAACTGCACTATATGTAAATCCTATTCCGAAACACATTACAAAACTGTTTAATATACTAGGTAACATAGCTGGTAACTGTATTCTTGTTATAGTTTGTAGTTTACTCATGCCAATCGTATATCCAGTTTCTATCAAATCTTGATTAATTTCCTCTAAAGATAAAACAACCGAAGGCATCATATATACAAATGCTGCTATAAACAAAAAAGCTATTTTCATTTGTTCATCAATCCCTAACCACATAATTAACAAAGGATGAAATGCAGTTATTGGGATGTATCTCATAAGACTTATAATCGGATTAATTGAATATCTTACAAATTTAAAATTATATACCAATAATCCCAACGGTAAAGCAGCACACCCAGCTAACACAGAAGCAATTAAGATTCTTCTAAAAGTATACAAGATAGCAATTTGTAATTGTCCGGTAGATAAAAGTAACTTAGCATCTTCAAAAACTGTTATTGGATTCGGAATAAATAACGGATTATATTTTAGTGATGCAAAATACCATATTATTAGAATTGCTACAAAAGACAATAATGTAATCAATTTGTTTTTCATCTTTTATGTTTCCTTTCATTTTAGACACTTGAAACTGGTGAAACAGTAGTTTTAATTCTGATGGATGGACTCGAACCATCGACTCCGTAGAACTCTGCTCTCCCAACTGAGCTACACCAGAACTTTACTTAAATTACGAGATCCATGCCTCTTTAAGTAAATATTAATTTGCATTTGACTACTCATGCAGTACTACACGCCTACACCCACCAAAATTTCCCACACTCTAATACCTCGTCAAATGGATTTTATTTATTCGGTTTAATCGCCCTCACCGAAAACGGAGTTAACAGTAACTCACACCGGACAGTTTAACCACAACTAAGTCTGAATACGTCAGACGCTCCAACTGCCAAGTCTTTTTAAGATGCATCCCCAGGCTATGATCAACTCGCCCAGTATACAGTATTGTTTCTCTGTCAATGTTGGCACAATCTGTAAAAGCCTCAGAATACATATCGCTGCAGTGTATCATGGGATTCGAACCCATCTATTCCCTTCAGAGGGGACATCCTATCCACTAGATGAGATACCTATATGTAAAAGGTAGATACCGGAATCGAACCAGTCAGGAGCGACCTACATACCCGTTTAGGGTACTGCTTTAACCACTAAGCTAATCTACCATATATGCGTTTTAGGTATGCGCATCCCACCGATTACATATATTATTGAGGAGGTTCGGTATGTCAACCGAATGTGCCATATCCGACTTGAACGGATAACCCCTACATTAAAAGTGTAGTGCTACTACCAATTGAGCTAATGGCACTTGGTCTGTAATATGCTGTAATCTCCACTAACGAAGAACATATCACAGATTTTTATTATAATTTGGAAGGAAGTTATATAACTTTAATGGAGCATGTAGGACTCGAACCTACACTATGCCTCCTCGGTCTACCGGTTATGAGCCGGTGGCTTTAACCATTTAAGCTAATGCTCCGTTTCGCTAGGATAAACCGCCTAGCACGGTTGTACACTAAAGAGGAGATTGTTGTGAAAAAATTATCACAAGAATACCATTTAGATATTCTTAGCAGCCCCTAGAGGTTACGATCCTCTGCCTCATGGGTCAAAGCCATGTTTGCTACCATTACAACAAGGGGCTAGATGGCAGTTTTAAGTTCTGCCAAACTAGAAAGGAGGTATTTATCAACAAAAGTTTGTTAATTGCGTATGTTGTTTAATTTTATTTAGTTCAATATGTTTTTAAACATTCCTTTCGGAACAACTACATCTTAACATATTATTTTGCATTTGTCAATACCTTTGTTTAATTTTATTTAGTTAATTTTATTTTTTATGTTCCTGCTCGGAACAATTGTATATTACCACATCCAAAACCAAATGTCAATACTTTTGTTTAATTTTATTTAGTTTTTCAATGCGCTGCAAGATCAGACTCATGAATGGCTATTATATCATTAATAACCTTTGAACCAAACAGCTCAAATTCTCTCTGTTTTGCCTTTTCAGACTGTTCCCATACCAACCATGGGTTCATATGCAACTCAATTAATAGAGCAATATATTGTTTATCACCATATTGGGGATAAGAAAAGAATAAACTCTTATAGCAACCAACATTCTGATGATATAGAAAGTGAGCTTCTTCCGTAGATTCTCCCTTTGCATTTTTAAATTCCTTTGTATCTACCTTACCAATATCATGAGAATATGCAGCCAATACCGCACTATTATAATGTCTACCAGTAATATGCAACATATAGTCTGCAGCTTTTATCATATGCTCTCCAAGTGTTAAAGCATGATGATGATTACACTGGTCAAAACAACATAATGAATCTACATATGTAATAATATCACCATAATATTCTGTCCATTCTTTATTCGGATAATGAATAATAACGTCATCGAATCCCTCCTGAACACAAGGTATTTGAAAACTTCTGTACATCCGATGCAATACTTCTTCAGGAACAATACGATTTCTCTTTGAATTCTGTTCTAAACATACTTCAAAAGGAGTAGCTACCAATATACATACTCTTTCACAAGGAATATATTTCAGTTCATTAAGAAAAGCCACTCTTCTTTTCCGGCTTAAGTTTGTTGCGTCATACACAACATTCTTTCCATTTCTTAAATCCTCTTTAATCCTTTTATGTAAGGTAACAAAAACTTCTTGATTCTTGCTTTGATCATTTACATCACCCAGCTCTTCTCTAATCTTATCAGAAGAATGGATAATATAACCTTCTTCTTTTAATTCTTCTGCGTATAGACTCTTACCGGCACCTGACAAGCCGCAGAGCATTACCATTTTAACCATAATCATTCCTCTACTTCATTTTTCATCGCTTCAATAATGTTATCCAACAATTGATATTTATGTGTTTCCACTTCATTATCCCGAATAACACCATTTCTTTCTAATATTTCAATAGCTTCATAGCAAGCTACAAATTCTCTGAAAATGTTTCTCCATCTGTTATCCATATCTACTCTCCTATTTTACTTCTGATTGAAGCCACTCTAAATAGCAAACATCACAATTCAGGTGATTGTCGCATTCTTCGCAATGAAAATTTATAGAAACATCACCTAATCCACAATCAAAAAATCTTGCTAATTCTTCATCGGTCATACTACGGATTCTGTCAGCATTGGTCTGCTTGACTTTAGGTGTATGTGTTTTGCACATTTTCAAATTGTTTCTCACAAAATCTGGCATTTCGCATACATTTTCATATTCGCAACTTTTACAATCTACCATAACTACTCTCCTTCCGTATAAGGTGCAGGAAGTGGCATCCATGCAAGAACACACTTATCAACTTTAAATTTATCCATTGTTGGTTCACCAAACTTCAAAGTGTCATAAATATCAAAATAAGTTGCATAAGTTCTATTGCCATCTGAAACAATGAATTGTCCATTACTCTTTTGATATTCTTCCTTGCTTGGCAATCTCTCTGATACTGAAATCCAACCTGTCGGCATTTCCGACACCTTATATTCCTCTGCAAGTTCGTTGATTATTTCTATTATATCTACGCACATTCCTTCACAACCGCTATGATAATCCTCTTCCAATCCATCTTTTATCAACTCTGCATGAAGTTCTTTTAATTCTTCCAACCTCTCTATCAGCTTATCTATAAATTCTTTCATTCCACACCACCCCTTTTCACTATGTCGCAAATATCGTCTATTCTGCATTTCTGCTCTTTGCAATATTCTTCTGCTCCTGCAACACTTAGAATATTTCTGCATTTCTGACAGTATTTCTTCTTGATTTCTGATACAACTGCATCCACATCATAGGCCATTGGTTCCGTTCTAATAACATTTCTGCACATTTCTATAATATCTTTGCATAATGTTCTACAATCATCAGGATACTCTATTTCCATATTAGGATATTTCATTACTGCATCTTCTATCACTTCTTCTGTTCCACTGGTTTCTGAATAAAAGAAATTATCCAAAGAGTTTCTGCTAATCAAATCACCCATTCTGTTCTCCCTTCATTTGCTCTGCAAGTTCATACACTTCCTCAAAATGAAGCATTCCGTAATCGTCACTTTCAATAAACTTTAAAAAAGTTGACTTGTTATATAATGCTTCTGCAAATTCATCAATAGCCTTATCTCTGATTTCCTTTTCATGATTGATTTTCGGTTCAAAATGTTCTTCTGCATTATGGATGCAATGCCTACAATGTGAACCTTCTATATCTTCATGTTCGTACTCACAATTTTCACAAGTCTTTTCTAATACTTCTGCCATATCTTCTCCTTTCATTGCCAGTCAAGTTTCTGTCCACACTCAGGACAATAATCTCCGGCTACTTCGTTATCATCTTTGCCGTATGTGTGGCATATAGGACAACAATCATCTTCATTCACTTTCTTCGGCTCGTTCTTCTCCTTCAATGCCTTAAATTCATCAATAGTGCCGATTGCTTCAAATTTTTTCAATCTTGCCTTATATTCTGCACATAGATAATAATTTTCTTTAGACACTTCAACTGCTCGTTTATATCCTTCAACTGTGCCAATTGCCCGGTATGCCTTTAATTCTTCAATCAATTTTTCAGCTTTCATACCCGATTCAGCCAATGAATCACAAATAGCAGGCAAGCCTTTTAAACTTTCCACTGTGCCGATAGCTCTGTACTGCTGGATTTCTTCAATTGCTTTTTCTGCTTTTATAAGAGTTTGTCTAATAATACAATCACTACATCCTGTATTTTTGTAATCGCATATTTCTAAACTTCCGCAATCTTTATGTATTCCTTCAAAAACTTCATTCTCCGTCATGCTCATTCTCCTTCACTGATCCATTTAGGTTTTGGAAATCTGCCTGTATATTTAATACAATCTACTTCTTCTGAATCAATATCATACGCATCATCCCAATACTTGAATAAATCTTCACCCTTTGGCAGATAACAAACAATAGTCACATAACTGTCATCACCTGCTGTTGAAGTACACCACCAAGGCATTTGGATTTCTTTCATATCAATCAATGGTCTAAAATCATCTACTGCCTTTGTTTTGAATCTGTACCGTATTAATTTTTCTGTTGCCATACTCACATTTTCCTTTCAATAAAATCAAATTTGATTGATTCATTCTAGTCCTAAAATACCTTCATCAATCAACCTATTTAAATATCTAATTGCGTTCACTTGCACATGTAAATCATACTTATTCTCAGTTTCCTTGTAAAAATCATCAAAAACATAACCACACATGCCACCATAACTAGTAAAATGATAATCAATTCGGTTATGTTCTTCATCAAATCCGATCCAAAATTCATCTTCATCATTATAACTACCTGTGAGCTGGCAGCCTTCTAGATGACACCACCATCTTCCTGTTTTATTCATAGCGTTGTTGTACCATGTATACTTCTTCAATCTCTCCCAATCAAGAACTTTTAACTTCTTAATTCCTTTTGGTGTTAGATTATACTTATTTGGATATTGTTCAATTAGTTTAAAATCTGTATAATAACGTGCCATATTAATCCTCCATCAAAACTTTGATTAATTGCCGCAGAAATTTATCTACGGCAAATCAATCATAATTTTACTTATTCTCCAATCATTTTTAAGAAATCTTCTTCGGCAATAATTGAAATTCCAAGGGATTTCGCTTTGGCATTTTTGCCGGTAGAGCTATTTATATCATTATTAATTAAATATGAAGTTTTAGCACTTACAGAACCGCTTACTTTGCCACCAAAAGATGTAATTTTGTCAACCAACGCATCTCTATTAGTAAAATGGTTAAGTGAACCGGTGATAACAAATGTCAAACCAGATAGATCTACACCACCAGTGTTCTTCTGTTCCGTTTCTTCCTTAAAAATGAATTCACTCTTCAGCGCCAAGAAATCAATCCAATGATTCTCATACCAATTATTAAGTGACTCGAACTTAGTCTGGCCAAAGCCATCAATAGATAAGAATTCTCTTTGATTGCCATTTGCCATGATGTCACAGAAGGTATCAACGCTGCCCTTACAGTATTTCGCAATATCTTTACTTGCAGTTTTGCCGATTAGGTTAATACTCTGAGCATAAAGGAATCTTTCAAGTGTAGTATTTCTACTCTTCTCAATCGCATCTCTTAACTTATCTACACTTCTCTTTCCGAATCCAGGAGTCTCAATCCATCTTTCATATACTTCTTTATAGAAAGGAATCTGATATAAGTCTTTGATTGACTTCACACCTAATTCATTAATCATAAACTCAAGAGTAGCCTCACTCATGTTTTCAATATTCAAAGCATTCTTGCTTACTGCATGAGACAGCTTAGATAATAATTTCGCCTCACAATCTGGATTAGTACAATACAATGTCTTAGTTCCATTTTCATTATGAATTTCTGTATCTTTGCCACAACAAGGACACACTGAAGGAGGCATAAATGTTCCTGACATGATTAGGTTCTCATCAATTGCCGGAATAATCTGATTACTCTTATATACAGTAATTGTATCTCCTTTACCCAACCTTAATTCTTCCATAATACTCACATTATGTACAGTAGCTCTAGAAACGGAACTTCCTTCAATCAATACCGGTTTAAATATTGCAGTGGGATTAATACGACCTATTCTAGTAGTATTCCATTCAATATCCAACAACTCTGTTTCATATGTTTCATTTTTCCATTTGAGGGCAATCATATCCAAAGGATGATGTGAGGTACTTCCTAATGACTTTGCATATTCAAGATTTTCATAATTAAAAATTAATCCATCAACTGCATACTTACTATTTTCAGCAGTCATGTTATCAACAACTTCATTTATATCAGTACAGATCATCGAATTTTCAAAACAAAAAGAAGTTTCACATCCAGGTGCCGGAATACTTACTCTTTCTACTGTTGTAAATCCAAGCGAATCTAACCAATTCAATGTCTGATTTCTATAACCAAATGTTTTATATGCATCATTATTGTTATAACTTACTAATTCAAATACTATATATTCAAGTTTACGTTCTCTTGTAATATTAGTATCTAATGTTCTTAAACTTCCAGCTGCAAGACTACGTGGATGAGAATAAGGTACTTCTAAAGATTCATTAATCTTATTAAAATTATCCCAAGAAATAACACATTCTCCACGAAGTTCAAGCTGACCATTAAAAGGAATTGTTAAAGGAAGATTTGAAATCATCTTTGCCTGTTCTGTCACATCTTCGCCTTCCGTACCGTTACCTCTTGTGATAGCTTTAATAAGTTTACCTTCTGAATATCTAGTTACGAGAGTGAGTCCGTCCAATTTGTAAGATCCCATAGTACTTCTGCTTCCAATAAAACTCTTGATTTCGTTAATATCTTTTGTTTTATTAGATGATAACATTGGTTTACTATGAGTTACTTTATCTAACCCTTCTAAGATAAATCCTTGAACTTTATTTGTAGGACTATTCGCCAATACCAAATTCATTTCTCTTTCTAACTGCTCCAATTCGTCATACATATCATCATACTGCTTATCAGTATAAATTGGATTGTCATTTTGATAATATGCAATTGAAGCCTTATGTAATATCTCTGTTAACTCTTTAATTCTATTAATCTTATTTTTCATACATTCTCCTTTTGTTTAATTTAGTTTAGTTAAGACAAAAAGTAAGTAACACTTCCCTGATGTATAATAAACTCTTCTTCAATTTCATCGAAGTCGATATTAATTTCCTTGTCATTTGTAATATTCAATATTAAATTTTCCCCTTCAATATAAATTCCATCTTCTGTATTAATTGAATCCGGTACAACTGCGTCCATAATACGACTTGCTCCACAATCACAAGCCACATGTAAACTCTGTCCGTTGTTAATTTTTTCATTCACCTTTTCAACTAATTTTAAGACCATTTCCATTCTCCTCCTATTAATTAATGTTTTAATAAGTTGTATTTATTTTATAACAATCCCCCTCAGATTGTCAATATTGTTCTGCGTTTAATTTTATTAAGTTTAATCTTTATGCAAGAGTACCTAAATTATGTTAGGTACTCTCCAAATTTACTATAGTATGGTGCTCTAAGTCTTGGCATATTATATTCATATCTATGCATTATTTCACTTGCATATTCCGAATAAATAAACTCTTTACCAGTAATACCTAACTCTTTACTTCTAGTATTAATATATTCAATCTTTCCACTCTCTACCAAAGAATTGGGTTTCATCCATTCTGCAACACCCAAATATTCAAAACTTCTTATAAGTTTGCTATATATTCTTCTTCCCCTTTGGAAATCGCTTACCGCACTTTCACAGTTATGAAAATTTTTTATTATATAACCCTCGTCCTCTAGACGATATGTTTTTAAACTTCCAGCTTTTACTGCATAATATTCTAATGTTTCATCTGTTTTTTTAGCCAATTCAACAAGTTTGTCTGATACAATTAACTCTCTACCTGTACATAATTTTACCTTATTACCAGAAAAATCAGACATTTTGAGATTAACTATCTCACAGAATTCTTTTCCTTTGATTCCTTCAAATAAAGCTAACATTATAAAAGCATCACTGGGATTTTCCAATTCATTAAACCACTTGTATAAAGTTTCTCTTGTAACAATAGATTTTTTTAATGCAATTGTATTTACACAGCTGCGTACAACATCCGGAGTTATCTCCATAAAATGATTTTGGCAATCAGGTACCATATTTTGTCTTAAACACCAATCTGTATACAAAGCAAAATGACTATTCAAAACTGTTAAAGATTCAATAGAAGCAAAATTTAACGTCTTATATAAATCAACTATTTCATATACAGTAAAACAACTAATATCTTTATTTAGTCGTATTTCAAACTCTTCTATTTTATTAAATTGCCTTGACAAATAATCTTTAGGAGTGCAAGTGGTACTTTCTTTTTCTATAATATATCTTTTCTTAATCTCTTCATTATACATAAAACGTACCTCCTTATAATAATTTGCTTATAGCATTAAACATTGGTTTAGAAACCTTAGTGTGTCTAAAACCTTTTTCTACTCCTTTATTTAATGCATCGTCAATCACAACTACTGCTTTAGACAAATCTGTTACAGTATCAAACACGTAGAAAATAATTGCCAATTCTCTTATTCCCATAACTTTATTAATATACTCAGGATTATACTCAGATAATGCATTAAATTTATCTTTTAAATCATTAGCTACATTTCTTATTTCTAAATTACTATAAGTTTTCTTCTCTTTAAAGTAGAAATATTCAATAAGATCTGACAATGCAGCATAATCAATGGTTCCTTCATTTCTACCAATTTGCCCTTTAAAATCAAATGTAACCATTTCATTCAACCTATCAATAACATTATTGGAAGGTCTATTTAAGTTCATGGTATTTGAATTAGAACGTGCCATTTTTGTTTTTTGGTCTTCCTGGAATATAAACTGACGAGTTTTTTCATCCGTGAAATTAATGATGCGAATTTCCATTGGATAATTAAACTGTTCATTTACATCGCTCTCTTCACTCATAGCTAGATATCTATGATAACCATCGGATATATCAAACGATTCTATCTCGTTAATAACAAGTTCTCTTGCTTTCTCATCAAAATAAAAGTTTGCATTAGAATCATAAGGAATATTTAATGTAATAGCAGTTGGTATATACATATTCTTTTGCATTAAGAATCTTATTGCATTAATTGCTATTTTATTAGGTACAATCTTAAATAATATGTTCTCACCCTTTATGATTTTCTTCATTATACGTTGAGCATTTGCATTATATTTTATTAATTGTGCTCTTCGAAGCTCCATGAAGAATTGGCTATTACTAGCACCTATCCACTGATCCTCAGCAACTTTGTCGCATTTTATTACAATAGGGAACTTAATTTTCCCTGATTCCATTTTTTCTTTACTATATTGATTAATTTCTATCTCGCTAAAAAATGTTGTTTTATAATTAGAATTAGTTGCATAATCTATACCATCTGTTAAACAAAACAATGTGAATTCGGTCTGTCCATCAAACATACCTCTTGCAATCATATCCATGGTTGTTCCAGTAGGTATTTTGTATTTTTCTAATATATATTCTCTTATTGTTTGGCAAAGCTCGTTGTTAAATACTAATTTTTCACTTTTTGTTTCTAAAAAAGCTATTAATTCTTGTCTACTTTTTAACATACAGGTGCCTCCTTTTTGTACATTACTTTTATTATACAATAATTGTTTAATTTTGTCTAGTGTTTTTAGAACAACTCTGACATTATATTTGCTGCAGTGCTTCTATCCTTATCTTTTCCTCCTCTAATATAATTTTCCGTTGTTTTAGGATTTTTATGCCCCATACATTTTTGCACAAAATATAAATCTTTTGTTTTATCATATAACTGTGTGCCATAAGTAGCTCGTAATTTATGTGGTGTAATATGCTTCCCCTTTATCGAATGGGAGTATTTATTTACAATACGGTAAATAGAACTTTGATCCATACGAGTTCTTTGATTTGAAATAAATAAGGCATCTTCTTTTTTATCTCCTAATATATCATTTCTTTTTAATATCCATTCGCTAATACATAACAATGCCTCATCTGTTAATGAATGTTCTTGTATTTTATCTCCTTTGTCCACTGTAATCAGTATTTTTTTATCAAAATCAATATTGTCTATATTTAACTTATATAGCGCAGAACATCTCATTCCGGTTATCATAAATATTAATATAATGGACAAATCTCGCTCTTTCCAAGATTCTTGTCTTGCAATTGCTCTTTGCGAACCTGAACCGGTTTGAATATTCTCCATATATTGTTTAATCTCTTTCTTTTCCAAAAAACCTTTTTCTCGTTTTTCGATTGTTTCAGGCCTTTCAATAAATTTTGGTCTTTCAATATACTTCATAGGATTATGATTTGTTCTTTGACTTGCTAATAAATACATGGAAAACTTTTTAAGTCCGGAATGCATATTAATTTGATAAGCAGCTGTCTTATTTGTAATTTGAGCCAAAAAATTTGTATAATCATCTAATGTGAGATTTTCTACATCTTTGTTGTTAAAGTTCATAAAATTTATCACATAATTTAAATAATCATATTTTGTAGAATAAGATAACCTACTCCCCATATAATTATAAAAACCTCGTAAATACGGTTTATCTGAATTATTCTGAATAATATTGTTTATTTTTCTTATATATTTTTGTTCGTATTCTTCTTTACCGTTCATATATTGTCTCCTTAAATATTTTCTAGTTGTTCAATAGCAGTATTTAATGCTTCAACTGCTTCATCCATATATTCTATACTTTCTTCTGACTCTTCTCCTCTTGCTGAACACTGTAAATTTTCTGGCATATTATCAAAAACATTTTCTTCATCGTCTAGAATACTTTGCAAAGAATTTTTTACAATTTCAATTTCCTTAATAACCTGTAGAATTTTACTTCTTCTTTCTTTGTTCATATTTATAACCTCCTACAAAATTTAATATTTACCAATCGTATTGTAATACGATTGTGTCATGATTCCTCCTAAAGCCTTAAATTCTTCTTCTGTGATCTCTATCGAGATTTCATCTGGATCATCGTTCCAAAGCTTTGCTTTTTCACATCCTACTGCATAATAGGTTTTTGTAAATTTAGAATAGTCACCACTAATACTTTTACTACCTGTTAAATAATATCTCTTCATTGTAGCAATTTCCGTATAATAGACTCTATTATTGAATTCATAATAGGTAAGTAAAACATATTTAGAACTTTTTTCATTTGCTTTTTTGATTCTTTTTTCATTAATTAATTTTGTTCTGTTTAAGCTATAATCAATAATTATTTTACCATCCTTCACCGATACTAGCTTATCATTAATAAAATAGACTTTCTCCCCTGTAGAAATTAAATAAGTATTCCCGTGACTATCCATCCATGTTATATTACCTTTATTAATCGCATTTTCTTTACTCTTTGAATCAAATGACGCATCTTTAATTGTATTACTTACTAAAATTCCACATGTAAACAGTGATGCAATCAAACTGAACAATCCCATATAATTCTCCTCTTCTATTTTACTTAAAAATGTTAAGTAAATAATATTTCCTATACCATATTATACCACCCTTTCTATGATTTGTCTAGTGTTTTAAGCATTTCGTTTAATTTTATCTAGTTTAATGTGCAGGGAAAATAACCGATTCTCCTTTCTTTAATCGAAAACATCCTTCTTCGTTATAATGGCAATGAGCACAATTACCCTGACAATAATAACTTCCATATACAGGAGCTGTTGTACTGCCATCTTCATATAAAACATGACTAACCGGCAAGTTATGTCTATTATCCATTTCTGTGTCTTTCCAAGCACTCATAATACAATGAACATTTGGTTCAAAAATATTAGAATCTAAGAATTCATTTACAGCTTCGTAAGTTTTGGTAAAAAATAAGATGTCGCATTTCGGATTTTCCTTTGCCACTTTATTAATCAAAGGAAGATCCTCTTTGCAAACATCTCCACCAACGCATAATCTTAACGCCTGAACACAATTATATTTAATTCCATAACTTACTTCTTCCCAGAACCTATGTATATCTGCTTTATGAATAGCAGAGTTTCTGGCACGGTCAACCTGTACCTTAGGCTGGAAACATACATTAATTACATCATAACACTCCTTCTTACACTCTTTACAATTATGGCTGCAATCAGCTATTGGAATAAAGCTAACAGTATATACATTTTTACCGGTCTTAGAGTTCCCTTGTTGCAACTTTACATGAACATTATCAATATTCTTCATAAATTCCTCTCGTAACTCTACCATCTTCTGCACTCTACCCATAATAACGTCCATATTCATATTCTTTATCTTCTTTGGTTTCTGTCCCATTTTTTCTTCCTCCATTTTCTGCAATAAAAAAGACACCAGATATTTCTGATGTCTCGTGTCTTTATTTAATTTAACTGAGATTCCATTTATTCGTAGATAATAATTACATCATCTTCGTTTACTGACATATCAATTCTTACCGCTATTACATTTACACCAATATATCTTGATAAGTCATTATTGATGTTTTTTATATCATAATCATCATCTGATACATAAAACCAACTACGTGCTCCAAGACCAACTCCAGCATGTTCGTTTGATGCTTTGTCAATAAGCTCTTCAAAATCTTCATAGTTCATTACGAGTGCATTTGCTTTTTTCATATTCACGTCCTCCTGTCCAGACTGTTAATTAATTGAATCAATATGCTTCAACTTCTTGTGCCAATATTCATTTGCTTCCTTAGAACCTCTAATATATAACACCGTCTGTTTTCCATTATAAAAGCAACCTGGACAATAACATCCATGGTATGCCATTTCATCTTTTACAGAATACATCTTATGACCACAATCTGTAAAGAAAAAATTTCCTGCACCATGTTTTTCTGGTGTCGTTTGATATGTAGCTATATCCATTTTACCATCTCCTAATATCTTTATTTGACGTGCGTCAAACCACTTAAACTTGTTTATATCACATGACCTAGACATGTTATTACTATAATTTAACAAATGTTTCGTCTACTCGTTCACCGTTTAATGCAACACCTATAGAGATACTTTCAATTAATCCTTCCTTTTCACAATCACTCAACAGATATTCCATTGCTTTCCGCTTGGGCGCAGGCATTTCATTATAATAGACTGTGAACTTAAATCCCTTTTTATAACTTTCTATTTTCTTATGAGCCTCAATATAACCCGGTTCTCTTCTTAATTCATCTCTTGTCATAATTATACCTCATAATTACAATATTTTACAACTAGTTACATTAAAAAGAGCATCATTAAGATGCTCTCTCCTCTCTATATTTAATTTTTCCATTCTATGCAAAAGATAGTTTACCTATTCTGAACTCTGTTAGCTCAAATCCATTTGCAACTTGAGCATATCCTAAATCTTCGTCAATATATGTATTATCATAATCATAACTATTTTCTTTGCATAGTTTATCATATGTTTTTTCCATAAGTTTGATCGCATCTTCTGTACTTTTACATACAATTAATTTTATTGCACTGCTTGTACTGTTTGTGATGGCTAAAATTGTTTCCATAAGATTATTCCCTCCAAATCAGTTCTGTAATAGTATTATCTTCTGTTTTTTTTGAATTGACAAGCATATATCGTAGTATATTTTTATTGCTTTTAATACAATAAATATTCACTTTCGTCAACATTCGAAAACAGAACACCCGTTCTATGTAGAATTATATTACATTTTTTTCATATAGTCAAGAGGTAATGAGTACCATTTATAGGACTGATAAGCACGGATTTACGGTCTACTCTATTTATTTACCAACTGTAATGACTTCTAACTTTCCATTCAGTGTCCCTTACATATCTGTAATCGCTTTGCTTCTGTAAAGGTGCTTCATAGACAACAATATCTTTATATTCCTCGTTCAATTCCATCTTAACCGTAATCTGCTTTGACGGAATATCACACACCCAAACATGGTCATCTTCAATTCCGTACCACTCAGCTTCCATTTCATGCTGTTTATAATGAAGCTCCCACGCTTCATCCATACGTCTTTTTATCTGTTTCTCTGTCATTGCCATAATAATTACCTCCTATTAAATTGCCACTCTATTTATGTTCTTCGTAGCATTCACATATCTCTTCATATGTCTGTTCTGATATTGGTTCGTCTGCTTGAATTCTAAACAAATCGTTTTCGGTATCAAAAATATAATCACCATCCACATCTGCAAGACTACACTCTGATGTATTAATCACTTCAACACTGCCTTCATCCATGATTGCTAACATGAATCCCATATAAGTATTTCCATTGTAATGCTCTACTTCAAATGATACTCTATTAATTTCTTTTGCCATGTTTTTCTCCTTATAATTAACTAATCTATTAAATCATTTTCTTTCTTAATCCGCTGCCAAACCATCCGGTTAAGTTTTAAGTTGATAGTTACTTTCTTATTATCTTTTACATAATAATGATGACTTCCCTTAATTCTCTCTAATCTAAATCCATTATTACGAAGCACCTTCTCAGCTTCTCTAAACCGTACTTCCTTACACATTTTTTGATTCTCCTTTCTCTATTTTATTTTTTGATATACTCATGAAATCTGTAAGCATTTCTATAACCGTTTCATATTATTCAGGATGTTTCCTGGAGAGACTGGTGGAACCCGGTCTGATTAAACCGGGTGAGACCAGTATTTCCAGGAATAAAGATCCTGAATGATTAAATTTATTTCTCTTGTATATCCGGTTGCTTATACCAATACATTCTGCAAATCTGTAGATATGTCTTTAACTGTTTCATGTAATGATCCTGCGAAGATGAGGAAGCAGGGAAGAGGCTGGGGATACCCAGCCTATACCCTGCAGCCTCATATATATGACGGATCATCAGTGAATTAATTTGCCTTATGTATTTGCAGTATCTATCTGCTTTTACACATCGTCCACTCTCAGAAAGTTTCTATACCAGTTTCATATATGCCGTAGATGCCTGTTGTCTGCAGGTAGAATTGCAGTCAGATATGCTGCAAATGTACCTGCATGAGAACAGGTTAATAATACGGCACATTAAATATGAGTGTTTAATATGTATTTACCTTTCCGTATGTTATATACCGTCCACTTTTAGAAAGTATCTATATTAGTTTCATATTTCCCGAATATGCCTGTAGTGAAGGCAGTTGTAACCGGTTGAATAAACCGGTTTTAACTGCCTTGAGTACAGGTTAATAGTCGGGATATTGAATGTAAGTGTTTGATATATATTTGCCTTTCCGCATTTAAATATAACGTCTGCTCTTAGTACATATCTTTATTGGTTTCATGTGCAGTATCTTGTATACAGCATGATGGATGACAGACATCTCTGTTAAGAGATTTGTCTGCATCCAGTTTGCTGTAGTGTTGGATACTGCATTGAATAATAGCATTTATTATATTTACTTTGCACCAAGTTTAATTCTATTCAGTTTTAATTAATCATTGTAAATCTCTTTCATTCTCTGTTCAAATGAGAATTCGTTATCTGCAATACACTTTCTGAGCATTGCCATATATCTCCATCCCTCACATCTATACTCATCTAACTTAGATTTAATAAAGTTAGTAGCTTCAATGCCAGCTGCGTATGTAGTTACCTTACGTGGCTCTCTCCAACCAACATACTGTTCATCAACAATTTTACAAGAATGGAACATAACAAGGTTCTTCAAAGTATAATAAGCACCACTTCCCTTGAAAGCATCAATCCACATCTTGCACTTTGGAGTATTCCAAGGAAGATTAATCATACCATCATTAAACTTTTTCAACTCTCTATATAATTCCTTATAACTCTTTGCTCTTTCAATCGCCCAAATCTTTCTACGAATAGGTTGATATATCTTCTTCTCCAAATCAGCTACGAAAATGTTTTTACCTTTTACTCTCTTATATGGAACCCCCTTACAATTCTTAGGCTTCTGTGCTTCAATACTTAATTTCAATTTACTCAAATAATCATTGCAAGTCACAGCAATAACATTCTTTGTAAAGAAGTGACTTCTCTCATTGAAGCTTTCCATGTCTCTATCCTCTAACTTACTAAGAACTCTTACTTCCTCAAGCATCATGTCGAACTGATACATATAACCATAATGGTTTCTTAAACAAGCATCATAGCCTTTTTCTCTTCCATTATAAGAAACATAATTCAACATCTTGAACATCTGAGCCATAACCCATCTTCTATGTAACTTTGTATTTCTTACGTATCCGTCCTCAATAATCTGACTAAGAATAGGGTCATCATTAGCTACAACCGGAACTCCACTCTCATTAAGCATCATTCTTATTGAACCGCCATCAGGTAACTGAACGTCAAAATACTTACCTACACTTACTCCATTAACCTTTAAAGTTTCCATTCTTGCATCTCTTGAATTCATATTCTTATTCTCCTCTTTGTTTAATTTTGTTGTGTTTATATTGTTATTTTTAATAACATCAGCTTGTAAAACATGTGTACCGCCAGTTTCTTTTGAAAGTGTTGCACCCATAACAACCTCACTTTTCTCCGGCAATTTCATTTCTGTGCCACAATTAGGGCAAATTAATTTAGTGCTCATAGTATCATTCTCCTTTTCTTTTAATAATTCCTTATAGTAATACCACACACAATCTTCTCTTTCATATTTATCAAGCTCTTCCCAATCGTCTGCATCATATATCTCAGAGAAGTTTTCCTTTGCAAGTATCTGTGCTTTCTCCCATAACTTCCTATCATCCATAGTTAATCCTCCATAATTTCTTTGTATTCTTCCTCAGTAATACCGAGTTCTTCCATTACACGTTGCCTAAATTCATCTTCTTCATAAAGTGTGTAGGAATCCTCTTTCCACATTACAATTGCATTATAAGCAATCGCTTTTAACCGCTGTGCATCCATACTATTACCTCCCTTCTACCCATGATTTTAATATTATTAAATCTTTGTAATTAGGCGACTGCCAGAACCAATTCCCCCATTCATCTTTCCATTTAAGACTTCCTCTGATAATGTTAATCAATATATATCCTTCCAATTCTGCTTGTGTTCTTTCTCTTGATTCACCTTTAACCAATTGGCCATCTGTTAATTCATCAACCGGAAGAGCCTTAAAATAAATTCTTCTCTTGCTATCACTTCTTTCTGACGGAGTTGAAAATTTATAATAGTGGTATAGCATTTCTACATAGCTCATATCTGTGCCACGATCCATCCAATCAGCTCCAAGCTCTCGCCCCTCTTCCCATTCACCATTCTTAATTAACCAATCCTTACCAACTTTCATATTTCGTTTCTCAAAATCAATATGAAACTTTTCACCTTGTCCTACTCGTGAGAGTAATTCTTCATAGATTGTCATATTTTCTCCTTTCTACAAACACTCAAAGTAATCTCTTTTCTCTTCCATCTCATCTTCTAAACTCTCAATGCTCCAACCACATATTGCAATCAACATTTTATCGAGTAATTCGGCATGTTCTGGATATGTTTCAAATAATCGTAATACATCCTGTCCAGTTTCGGTATAATTATCAATACTTTCCGAGATTACAAAACCTAATAGGTCTTCATCATCAAAGTTGCGAATCCTATCTACTGCTTCCATAATTCTTTCGGATTTACTTTTCATATATTCTCCTTTCTCATCCAACTCATAACACTGGCACATTTCTCTAATTGTTTCATATAACAGGAGGTGTCGAAGCCAAGGCGTAAGTAGACGGTAAGATATTACCGTCTAATAACGCATGGGCTTTGTGACACACCTCCTGTATTAAAGCATGTGTTGTCTTGTTGGATTAAGTTGTGCTACTTTAGTTTCTATTTTAGACATACTCAATTAACTGATACATTCCTTTATCCGTTTCATGTATGCAGCGTCTATGCCAGAATAATATGATCTCGGAGGAAGATGTTAAGAGTCCTCCTGGATCATATATTCTGGTTAATGCGCTGCAGACTAAATTGTTTAACCTTGTATGCCTTGGGTGTATTCCCATTTAATTTCGTTTAGTTTAGAGCGTTCTTACTAATGTCTCGTAGACTGCACGATTTGTAAGTAACGCATTTCTCATGCATCCAAGACTTAAGAATCCTTCAATTTCTTTTTGTGTCTTAGCACGATTGGAAGAAACATTTTTACCAGTTCCTCTGAGAATTGTGTAATCATCTCTATCAATAACAACACCAAGTCCACCGATTTTCTTCTTTCCTGTAGCACAAGCTCTCAATGCATCGAGAACAAATTCATTCAGTTCATCAATATCTTTCTGCACATTAATAATCGGTAATACATTGGTTGACCAACTATATTGTCCATCGCCTTTATATAGGTAGTTGTTTACTTGATTCAATGCTCTTTGTGAAGTAATCTTTCGCTGATTTATTGTGCGTGATTCAATTTCCTTTTGGAAAGTCTTTACACGAGACTTAGATAAAGTAATCTGTTCTCCCTTAATATTAAAGCCCAGGAACTTAAACCACTTATCTTTTCTCAGAACTTCAACCTTTTTAGGATTTAACATAAGCCCCATATCAGTTAACATTTCTTTCAATAATGCTTGTCCAATCTGCCACTCATTTCCCACAATAAGCAGATCATCTGAATACCTTACATACATTACATTTAACTGACTGATTGCATTATCAATATTATATAGGACTACATCAGCAAGGAATGATGCCAATGCACAACCTTGTTTAAGAGACTGAAATCTCTCACATAAATTCTCTTCTGTATCAAAATACAAATCTGTGTGATAATACTTCCGACAAATATCAATAATCTTTGACTTACCAACTCTCTGTTCAATGGTATCAAATACCTTATCTATGTATCTTATAGGTACAGTATCAAAGTACTTGCTTAAGTCGTTCTTAGTTCCAATTTCTGCACTGGAAACTTTAACAATTTCCTTTGACACACGCTGCACAATCTTTCCACAACCAATTCCCTTTTGATAACTCACACAATTCTTATGTATCATATCCGGAAACATTTCAAAGAACATATCATTTACAATCGAAAGAAAAATTCTATCTATGCTCTCATTGATATACACCTCTCTAAATTCACCAGGATTATCCTTGGGAATCATTGCTATGTGGGGAGGCATTATCTCATAGTTATCACTTACAATAGCCTGATACAATCTCACTCTTGTTTCAGGTGAAGTTAATTTCCGTAACTCTCCCTTGTCAATTCCTTTGCCTATACCGGTATCAATTGCTTGCATCCAACGATCAGCTTCAAAGAATTTCTGTAATAAAATATCCATTTAATCACCTTCCTATTCATATAGTTCAACTGTATACACAATGTCTAATTTCGGAAATGCTTCTGATAATTTCTCTCCAACATAATTCATTGCTTTTTCATATGCCTTATCTTCATCTTCAGCATAAAAACTAAGCACACCTTCACACCAACCGCCACATAGACTTACTAAAAAACTATATCTCTTTTCATTCACATCAATACTCCTTGTCAAAATAAAATTTATTTACTTCTCTTCCTCTTGCTCTATAAGTAAATTTTCAAGATAAGCTACCTCATCCACGAGAACTACTTTGTCATCTGTTTCCATTAACATTCCAAAAGTTGTCCCTGTTACAGATAGTGTGTAATCATCAGGAATATACTTAAGCATTTCCTTTAACTCACCTACAGTTGTTGCAACTAATCCTAAAGATTCTCCATCTTTACAAACTGGTTTCCACATAATCATTACCTCCTGATAAAATATAATTTTTATTTATTGTTCTCCGCTGAATTTTCAATCGTTGGCATATCTTGAATAGTTTCAAAATCGCAAACATAGTCTGAACATTTTTTACATTCTTCTTCACTCGCCATACAATCTCCACTATAAGCACATCTAAAACTTATTGCGTCTGCGTTTATTAATCTCATTTCTCTTACCTCCAGACCAAATACAAATTTTATTTACCTTCAAATTTTTCACTTATCTCATCATATATCTCGCATACACATTCCACATCCGTACACTCATATGGATTTGTTGACTCATCACAAGGTTTCTTATCACAAGCATACTCTATTGGACAACCAGCACAAATACATGATAAACATCTTAATTCGATTCTTTCCATATTGCCTCCTATCAAACACGAATTTTATTTCCATTCACCGTAAGTTATTTCCCTACTAACCAACTTCCAATGAGAAGGGTCAGGTCTTCGTTCTCTAAATTTTTCTGCTTCCTCTTCTGTTATAAAAACTTTAGGAAAAATCTTGTCTGTCGTGATAGCAGCAATCGCATACTCTGTTTTCTTTCCTACGTATTCTTTATCCATATTGAAGCTCCTTTCCGTGACCAAATATGTATTTGATTGTTATTCTTTTAATAACTGACCACAATATTCACATTTATTGTGGAAAATTGTAATACCTTCTATATACTTTAAACATGTTGGACACTGATAAGATATATCATTATCATTTTCCCAAAAACCACCACCATGTTTGATAATTCTCTTTATTTTTTGTTCTTTGTTTTTCATTTTATGACTCCAATCAAATGTTGGTTTAGTTTACTATAAGCATCTTGATATTCTAAGAAACTTATCATTTTCAGTTCTATAAAAAATTCCATGATCGCTGTCATCAAAAAATGTCTTGCTTTCATACTCGTAAGCTTCTTCATATGTATCAAAACACTTAAACCAACCATCATTTAAATGTTCTTTTACATAATTCAAAGTTATTGTTTGTCGATATCTATCTATTACATAATATTTACCCATATATATTCCTCCATCAAATAAGGTTTTTTATCGTTCTACTTCAATCCCAAACTCTTCTGCGAAACACCATGCACAAGTTTCTCCGTTGATTAAATACCAACCCAAACTGTATCCACCACCTCTTTGATGTACAGTCTTAACATCTTTAATACATGCTGGTAATGATTCATACTTTTCCTTTGCTTCTTTTAAAAGCGAATGAATCTGCTCAACAATTTCTGTATACTCTTTATTTAAACAACTTCCCTTTTCATAAGGCATAATTATCTCTCCTTTCAATTAAATTCAATTAGGTTTATCTATCCTCTCTTTCAATCCACTCAGCTCCAATTACACCAACATAATATTCCATATTACAATTACGATTCTCAAACTTAACAAGTACCTTACCAGATGAACTCGGCTTATGCGGCGGTCTAAAATATGTCACCTCACATTTATCGCCATCAGGCATTGTTACTATATCTCCTACTTTTACCTCTTTTCCAGTTTCCTTATATACCAATCTCATACTGTTTCCTCCTCTTTAATCCCAATTACTCACATCGGAATACTCCCATTTACGGACACTAATATCATAGTCATCTTCATATACCATCTGAATTAATTTCTCTACATCAGTTTCCTCAGTATTAAGCAGCTCCTGCAAAGTCTTCCTGACTGTTTCCTCTGAAGCTTCCCAATCAGGTTCAATATCTCCGTCTCCATAGTAATCCAATATGTATTTACCTACTAAATCCGGATCATTTGTATCATTTATATCAAACCCACATTCATCTGCGCTATAAATCAATTCTGCATCCGGCAAATATTTTTCAAGTACTTTTACCCACATCTTTAACATAGGACTCCATGCAGTTTCTGTACTGATAACTAATTCATTGCCGGTTCTGTAATAATCAATGATTGTTCCACGACATCTCAAATCTGTTTCTTTATCAGTATCAACTGTCCCAACCCCTGAACCTAATACAACGTTTCCAAGCCACTTATTATCGAACCCATTAGGCATATGGTTCTTGCTTGTCCATTCATTAATAAGTTTTTCAAGCTTTTCTACCTCAGTTTCGTTTTCATGATTAATTGTTATATTTGTATAACACCAATTCGGCATAATTAAACCTCCTCCACAATCTCATCGCTTACAATTGTATAATTAATAATTTCTCTTTCCATTCCCGGAGATGGAAATAATATTTCGATTGACAAATTATCGCTATCAAAATATCCATTATCATCATCAAAATCTTCTACAGTACAGTTGTTAACCAAATAATCTTCATCTATTTCTTCTACAGCTTCATCAAACAACCGTTTAATTTCAGCTTGTAATTTTTCTTTTGAAGAAGACTTCATTACTAATTCTGTTCTTGATTCATGCTCTGCATAAACTTCTGTTCTCACAGTTCTCGCCAAGTAATACATACTACGCAAACACCGTCCTTTCCCTAATACCATTCTCATATTCATTGATAACTTCTTGCACCAGCTTTTCTTCCAATGCTTGCTCTCTGGTCTTAGTAGAATTTCGTATGTAACGGTCTACATACTCTTTGCTCCGTTCTGATAAATTGTCCCAACTCATATAGCACCTCCTAAAATCTTATTTACACAAGCGTTCCAACCATTTTTTGCTCCTCGCTGAAATTCATTGTCGATGGCATTATGTACCTGTTTCTCTGGTACTTCACGCAAAGGACACCAATCTGGTCTTGCATCTCCTGTGTGACAGCCTTTTACAACTCTGCAATTTGCCCAATCTTGCAATTTGCAATGAAAGCAGTTCTTTGGCATATCCATTACTAATATTGCTTTACTCATCCCCTCACTCTCCTGTCTGTTCAACCAATTTCTCTCCACACATAGGGCAGAAGTTAATCTTTATTCTTCTTATTGTTCGTATGCATTTGCCATTAATACTGGCAGTATCCTGACTTGCTATTTCTACAATTCCATCTTTAGGCCTTGTAATAATCATTGTAGATGAATCATCACTACATGATGTTCTAAATATTTCTCTTGTTAGAAATAGATTTTTTCTGTTTTCACAATACTCACACATTTCTTGTACCACCTTTCATTTTTGCTAGTGCCTGCTCTGCTTCTTCTTTGGTTAGAAATACTACCTCACCGACTTTTGTATGAGTTTGTCCAACATACATTCCGTATGGCATAGTTCTACCATCGTTGGAGAACCAATCATAAATTTGATATCCTACTTCTCCACGAAGTTCAAAAGTATGATTTGCAGATGTCTGTACAAAATTTACTCTTTTCCATTTTGCTTCATAGATTTTTTTCTTACCGGGATACTCACCATCTTCATCAATAACCCATGCTGTATCTCCTATCTTGC